CAAAGCTGGCAACGGTTTTGCAGTTATTCGCTTCCTACCAGCATCAGAGGGCGAAGATATGCCCTTTGTCAAGACTTATTCACACGCTTTCCAAGGAACTGGTGGTTGGCTAATTGATAACTGCCTTACCACTCTCAATCAAAAGTGTCCTGTTTGTGAGCACAATTCCTCTCTCTGGAACTCTGGAATTGATGCAAACAAAGAAGTTGCGCGAAAGCAAAAACGCAAACTGTCTTATATTTCCAACATCTATGTTGTGAAAGACCCAGCAAATCCTGAAAACGAAGGTAAAGTCTTCCTGTTTAAGTATGGTAAAAAAATCTTTGATAAGATTCTAGAAGCAATGAATCCTGAGTTTGAGGATGATGCAAAAATTGACCCATTTGACTTCTGGACTGGCGCAGACTTTAAACTGAAGGCAAAGAATGTTGCTGGTTATCGCAACTATGATTCTTCTTCCTTTGCACCAATGTCAGTTCTTCACGGTGATGATGAAGTTCTAGAAGCAATTTGGAAGAAGCAGTATTCTCTGAATGAGTTTATTGACCCTACAAACTTCAAGTCATATGAAGACCTCAAAAAGCGTCTTGATAGTGTTCTAGGTATTCAAGGTTCTACTTCCCGCCCTCGTCTTGACCCTGAAGTACAAGATGAAGATGAAGGTTCCGCACCTCCTCTGACTGACGAATTCCGTAGTGAACTCAGCAGTCTCAGTCCTTCTCTTGAAGATGATGATGAACTTTCATACTTCGCACGACTTGCTGAAGAGTGATTAGTTAATTACAAGTCCCCTTAAGGGGACTTTTTTATGCCAATTCGTTAACAATAACTTCTGTTGGATTTGGTCTAATAAATGTTCTTCCATAAGTATCATAATTTCTAACATTTTCAGTTTTAATAATTCTATTTCCATTTGCATCAAGAAATGATTGTGATGATTTTTTGTATTTCATAATACTTCTCATATCACGAATAAATTCTTGTAAATATCTAGGTTTCAATACATTAATTTCTCTTTTTGCATTATTAATTAGTATTTCATTACTGTAATTTGTTATTCTTCTAATAATATTTGTTCTAGTAACAGTAGATTCGGTTTTATTGTCGTAAAATGTAATGTAAGACTGTTGAGATGAATCTAATTTGTATGATGAAATGTAAGGTTCATCATTGTCGGTTTCAATATAAATTTTTATATTTTTTGTATAACCATCTTTAGATAAGAATGATATTGAATCGTAAACTAAATCACTTTCTATACTTTCTGCGGCAAGTGTATAAACCCAAGACCCGCCAGATTGGGATTCATTGTCTATACTGAAGTTAAAAACACCATATTGTTCGGTTGTTTTTATGGTATTTGTATCGTGAACATATAAATTACCAGATAGCGTTTGTAATACTGGGTCTATCCCAACAATTAATTCATTTTCTCCAAGTTCGACTCCACTTGATGGATATGGTATTTGCATTACATTACTTACTGTCTTTTTACCATCTAGAATGATTCTTCCACCAGAATCTTTTTGCTCAACTGTTTCGTAATGATGTGTTCCGTAAAGATTATCTCCATATTTCTTGAATGCATATCTATAAACATCATTATCCGACAATGGCCACTCATCTCTTATATTTGTTAGTCCTGCAGATATGGTAACTACCCAATCATATTGAGAACTTCCATAAAGTTCTTCTGCAACATTATCTGGACGATAACCATCAGGAATGATATACTTATCAAATACAATTAGGGGATTAATAATATCATCTCTTAATTTTGCTCTACGAAATAAATTCTTTACTCTCACATATTCATCAGATTTTTGCCTGTCTGGCAAAAATGAAAGGTAATCTATTTCTGGAAGTTCTCTGAAGTATGGCATTAGTTTAGTATCCTACAGTAGTACCTGCTTTTCCATTTTGATAATCTTCTTTATATATTGGTGTCAATTCTTGGAATGTGAGTGTGAGTGTCATACTCACTGGGGTCCCATCTTCATATGTGGCATAATTTTGCGGAGTGAAATTTACTGATAAATTTTGGAGTGCAGTTGTTTTAAATTGATTTAAAAATGGATGTTTACTTCCACCTTTCATATAAGAAATTTCAAAAACATTTGGAGCATTTAAAAATATTCCACTAACTCCACCAGCAGTTCCTTGTGAAGGAGTCATATTTTCTTTTAAAGATAAAATTATATCTCTTATTGTATCTTTTTCTCTTTCGTTTCTTGGTGTAAGGAGAAATTCAAATGTATTTGGTCCTCTAAGTTGAACTCCATTAAAAGTTAATTCAACATTTTCGTTGAATGTAATTCCAGCAAATCTTGATAGTGCTTGTTGTGGACTTAGATTTCCCCCAAGTTGTTGAACTGCTAATGCAGATAATGCTATAGTAGAACCTTTTATTGCAGTGTTAGACTTAGCTACATCTATTACTTTCTTTCCACTGTCAACTAATGTTTTTAATCCCTCTGGGATACCTTCATTTATTGCTGTTCCCGCTACACCCATCCCAGCAGCCTCAAGAGGATTTAATCTGCTTTCCCCCCAAGGAGTCATTAAATTATTGGCGGGTAAATTTACAGGGATTGGTAGTAAAATGGTTTGAATTATTGAACCTTGCGCTCCTCCAGCACCAACAGAGAACCCAGAACTTGAAAAACTTCCCGGTTTATATTGGTAAATGTTAATCATCATCCAATCATCTTTATCCCTTATCTTTTTTTGAGGATATCTTAGTGTTGGGGCCATTATGCCATTACTTTTTAAATATTTATTAACTTATTTGGAATTTTGCAAATGGTAAAGTTCTAATATCATCCAACTCTTCTGGACGCACTTCATATAAATTTCCAAGAAGTTCTATGTATGTATATTGCCTTGGTTCTCCCCAGTGAAAATTTATTGCTTTAAATCCCCACTGAAACACACCAGTCACTGCAACAAGTGGATGTGCATCATATTGAATATTTTCAGATTTTGGTTGATATAGGAATGTATAGAACTTACCAACATCAGGAACTGGTGTTACATCAGTTAACACACCCATAATCTCCAACATTAAATCATCAGGGTCTTCTATACCAATCAGAACATCCAGAACTGGGGCAATTCTATTTTTACTATTATGAAGGATATTTTCCCTTCTTTGTTTTAGAGATTTTCTTGGCATTAATTAATATTTATTAATATTTAATTCATCTTCTGTGAGTATCTTAAATTCCCAATTTCGGTCTTTACAAAATTCTTTTGCAGATTCCCACTTTGCCATATTTTTAGCATATTCATAAACCTCACGAATATATCCTTTGGTTTGTCTTTTGGCTTTTTTGGTTTAACTTCAATCAAGTATTTTTTAATATTTCCATTACTTTCTTTCACCTTAATATAAAAATCTGGAAAGTATCTATGCATTCTTCCATCAACTGGAGAACGATAGGGAAGGGCAATTTCTTCACTTCCCCATTCAAGGACATTTTCATTTTTATCACAATAGACCATAAACTTTCGTTCCCATAAAGAACGATAGATTATATTGGTTGGGTCTCCTTTATACTTTTCTGGAAATGATGGTTGATACTTTCCCTTATATGCCATTATACATAGTATAGATTCCATAGTAGTATTTAGAAATGGCCGTACAAGGACCAGGAAGAAGAAAAGATTTTGGAAAAGGTGGAGAAAAATCTGGTGTATGGAAGAATAATAAATCACCAGGAGATAGAACTACAATAAGCGATTTTGCCAATTTATTCCGCAATCTGGCACAAACTTCTCATTATGAAGTTCAATTTTCTATTCCATCCGGGGAATTGACTTCGTATATGGCAGCAAAAAATATAAGTAATGAATTTATTACACAAGATTTGGGTCTTCTTTGTTACGAAGCAAATCTTCCAGGAACTAGTGTTGCTACATTTGAGGCATTTGGTCATAGGACTGGAATGGTTGAAAAATTTGCCCACGCTAGAAATGATTATGGCAATACTATAGGAATGGGATTTTATGTTGATAAAAAATATAAATCTTTATTGTTTTTTGAAACTTGGTTGGAATTTATAAGTAGTGGTTCATATGGAATTGGTAGTATTGATTCCATTAATGACCAAGATTATTTTACAAGAATAAAGTATCCGGAAAAGTATAAATCAAATAAAACTAGAATTTATAAATTTGATAGAGATTATAAAAGACAAATATCATATACTTTTGAGGGATTATTTCCAGAAGCAATTCAACCAGTGCAAGTTAGTTATAGTGATTCGCAAATATTAAAAATTTATGTAACATTTTCATATGATAGATATATTCCTGGAAGAAGTGATAGTGTAGATATTGTTAGTCAAATTTCTAATAATCTTGGTGATTTAGGTACGCTATTAAGATAATAAATAAAAAATATAGTAATAATAGATTATGCCATTACCAAAAATTGCAACTCCAACATATGAGTTGACTATTCCATCAAATAATAAAAAAATAAAGTTTAGACCTTTTTTAGTTAAAGAAGAGAAAATTTTAATTATTGCACAGGAAAGTGAAGACCCCCAACAAATAACAAATGCAGTTAAAGATGTTATTTCAAATTGTATTTTAACAAGAGGGGTTAAAGTTAATGAATTATCATCATTTGATATTGAATACTTATTTTTGAATATTCGAGGGAAATCTGTCGGTGAAACTGTTGAGGTATTGATTACCTGTCCAGACGATGGTGTAACAAAAGTTCCTATGGAAATCAATTTGGATGATATTAAAGTCAAAATTGATCCTAAACACTCTAGAGACATTAAACTTGATGATGATTTGACACTTAGATTAAAATACCCATCAATGGATCAGTTTATAAAAAATAATTTTGTTGGGGAAGATTATAGTATTAATGATACTTTTGAATTAATCTATTCAAGTATTGATCAAGTTTACAATAAGGAAGAATCTTGGTCTGCAGCAGAATGTACGAAAAAAGAATTGGCAGAATTTATTGAGCAGTTAAGTCCACAGCAATTTAGAAAAGTTGAATCTTTCTTTGAGACTATGCCAAAATTAAGTCATGAAATTAAGGTAACAAATCCTAAAACTAATGTAAAAAGC